ACACGCATCACCACCATGCTCCGCAAGGAAGCCTGCAACTGCCGTTTCACGCCCGCTACTGCCGATGGCACAAGCAAAGAAATACTCTTTGCCAACTGGGAGCATTTCGTCAATCCGTCCGATGTAGAGCATATTCCGCTCCTCAATCTCTATAATCCGTGGACGGATCTGCAAACCCGCCTCAAGAACGGCACCAAGAAGCGCAAGTTTGCCATTGTCACGCGCATACCCACGGCGCGCAATACCTATTATCCTATACCGTACTACGCCGCTATCTTCAAATCGCGCTGGTACGACATCAAGCAACTCATCACCACCGCCAAGAAAGCCAAGCTTCAGAACGCTGCCCCTATCAAGTACCAGATAGAGGTCAACGAACGCTATTGGGAGCGTATCTTCCGCGCTGAAGGCATCACCGACAATGTGAAGCGGATGGAGCGCGTCAAAGAGGAAAAGCAGCGCATAATCGACTTCCTTACCGGCGCCGAGAATGCCGGTAAAGCCTGGTTCTCTTCCTTCGGGGTCAACCCGAACGGCGAAGAAAACCACGATGTCCTTATCAAGCGCATCGACGACGCCAAGGAAGGCGGCGATTGGGAAACGGACATTCAGGAAGCAATCAACGTCATCTGCTTTACCATGCGCGTACACTCCAACCTCGTTGGTTCAGTTCCCGGCAAGAGCCAGTCGAACAACTCCGGCTCGGATAAGCGTGAACTGTACACCATCGCGCAGGCTCTTCAGAAGCCCTACCATGATCTGCTTTTCTATCCGCATCAGCTCCTCATCCGCTTCAACCACTGGGATAAGGCATTTCCTACGTGCCCCTTCATCCAACTCACTACCTTGGATGAGCACAAGGATGCCAAAGAGTCCACGCTGGAGCAAAAGAAAACCGACAACGCCTAATTCTATTAACTATGTTAATACAGAACGATACAGAGCTTCGGAAGTACCTTCCTAACGCTCTTACCACCGTAGAGGGCGAAACGCCCTTGTACGACAAAATCGCACCTTACTTGGTCAAAGCCCATAAGTGGCTATCCAAGCACTTCACCGGCACGGATATCCTCACGGAGATGGAAGCCGCTGAAGATACCGACCCGCTGCGCTCGCTTTGCGCTCATATCGTCGCCGTCGATGGATTTCGGCGAGCCATTCCGTCGCTCGACCTCATCTTAACCCCCAACGGCTTCGGCATAGTGTCCAACCAAAATGTCGTTCCGGCAAGCACGGATCGCGTGAAGCGGCTCATCGACTCGCTCCTCACAAACCGCGATAGTTTCGTGAACGACTTGCTCGACCAACTTGCCAAACGCCCGGACTGGCCGGACACCCCGCAAGGGCAGTTCTTCGGGGCAAGCCTTTGGCCTGACCTCGAACTATCACACCTTGCCGGGTACAATGCCGAACAATGGGCGCATTACCAGTCCCTCCGCTTGCAGGTCCTCTCTATCGAGCAGGAACTGGCCGAGCACTTCGTTTCGGAGGAACTGATGGCGCGGCTACGCCGTAACATGCTCACGCAGCAAGTCACTCCGGAAGAGCGCTCAATCATTGATGCCATCCGGCAGACAACGCTCGAAATGCTCAACGGAAAACCGCTTGACTTCAAACGGATGTATTCCGTTGTGCAGCGCATCCGGACAAAGCCCGAACTCTTCGCGGAGTGGCAGGATAGCTACACCTCTATGCTCTTTTGCCGTCCTTCCTTCGAGAACCACAAGGATTCCGGAGGCTACTGGTGGTAATCGTTCAACCCTAAACTCTAAACGCTAAACTATGAATGTAAACATTACATTACCTACTTGCTGGCAGGAGTTAACGCTTTCGCAACTGCGCTACATCTTCTTCCTGCTCACGCAGAACTATTCTGCTGCCGAGATAAAGACCTATGCGCTTATTCGGTGGGCACCGCTTACCCTAGTGGAAAAAGCCGATGACGGCATTTTCTGTCACTTCGAGGGCCGACCGTGCTTCTTAACCACCGAACAGATAGCTGCCGCTATCCAACATCTGTCTTGGCTCGACCAGCTGCCACTCGTTCCCGTCCGCATTCCTTCGCTCGGAAAGCTTCAAGCGGTAGATGCTGACCTCTCCGGCATGACTTTTGAAGCCTTCCTCATCCTCGAAAACCTCTATCAAGGTTATCTCGTCACGAAGAACGCGGATCTCCTTTCCGAAATGGCAGCCTACTTATACCAATCCAAAGAGCCGGTCAAACTCTCCGCAGAAGAAGCCGTCTCTATCTTCTATTGGTATGCGTCCGCCAAGCAGATGTTAGCGCGCCGTTACCGTCATTTCTTCGTCAGCAGCGATGTCAATGCGCAGTCCGAATCCATGCAAGAGCGCCTGCAGCAATCCATGAACAACCAGATTCGCGCGCTAACCAAAGGCGACATCACGAAGGAAGCACAGGTCCTTCGCATGGATGTACACCGCGCGCTCGTCGAGTTGGATGCGCAAGCGCTCGAATACGAAGAACTCAAGAAAGAATCCGCTAAACCCTAACCGCTATGACAACTGTATCGAACTGGGACGCAACCTCATTTTTCGAGCGTCTCACCGCCATCAATATCCTTGCCCGGAACAAGAAGTTTCGCTTTTGTAAAGTGAGCGGTCTGCAAGGCTTCGAGGATGCCCTCGCTGCTATGCAGACCACCACTGCCTTCGTCTGCGTCTCTGACACCGCCGAGGGTTACACCGAACTCAACAACTCTCCCCGCACTCGAAGAGTCAAGACGGTCTTTTTCGCCATGCGTCACCAACTGGGAAACATGGCAGCCCGTCTTGATTGCTTCGATACCATGCGGGAACTGTTCCGGCAATACATGTCGGTGCTTATCCTGGAGCAGACAAAGCTTCAGGAACGCTCCTTGTATCTCGATCCGCGCATCCGCTTCTCCGAGATACCGGAATATTTTGCGTCCGGTTGCGCCTGCGCTTCGTTCCAAATCGCTGTCGATATCTATACCGATCTTCGATTTAATCAGTCCGAATGGCTGTCGGAAGCAGCACAGCCGGAGCTTCTTGCCGACGAAGCGTCGGAAGCACCGGCGGATACCGTTCAACCTTAAACCTTAAACATTATTTAGCATGACCTACACCGAAGAACAACTACAGCAAATTGACCAATTTGCCTCTATCTACCTCCGTCCTACGGACATAGCCGTCATTCTCGGTGTCCGAATTGAGGAGTTTAAGCAGGACATCCAAGACGAGTCCAATCCGGCATTTACGGCGTACCGCCATGGGAAAGCTTTAAGTAAAGTACAGCTCCACCAGCAAGAAATGACCCTTGCCAAGGTGGGCTCGCCGCTTGCTCTGCAGACGGCTCGTGAGAACCTTTTAGACATGGAGGACGATGAGTAATGGCAAGACCGCAAACCATAGAAATTTGTAAGCGTGACCTCTTCACGGAAGAGACTGCCTTATATGAAATCTACCCGGAAGAGACCGTACAACGGCTGCTCCGACTTCGGGAGGAATATACGTGGTTTTTAGCGAACCCCGACGCTAAAGACCGTGTCTTTATCTCCGAGGTACGCTCCCGCTTCAATTTGGGGGTTACGCAGGCGTATGCCGACCTTTCGGTTATTAAATCTTTGTTACCTACGCTCTCGCAGGCTTCGCGTGACTTTCACCGCTATCGCTTCAATGAGATGATACTGGAGACCTATCAGATGGCAAAGGCGCGTAAAGATACAAAGACCATGGAGAAAGCTGCCGCTTCCTATGCCAAGTTCAATCGTGTAGATTTGGAGGACGAGCAGGCAGTGCCTTACGAGATGATTGTTGTGCAGCCCTTCACGGCTACCGACGACCCGACCGTGCTCGGTATCAAGCCCATCCCGAACTTGCAGCAGAAGATAGACCAGATGATCAAGCACTATGGCGCAGAGACCATTGACATCGAGGACATCGAGTATGAGGAGCCGGACTTGGAGGAAGAGATGTGGGACACTAAACCGGAAGAGAAAAATAAATGAGAGGGCGTTGCCCTCTCAATATGCACACTCACCTTGGTGGCTGCATTCACAGTTCCCATTGCTGGGCTGGTCGATACGAAGTGACGAGTGGAACGCCAAGCTAAGCATTTCGGTCTCTGCGGACAATAAATCCACTACCGCTCGGACTCTATCAATCATCCACGTGGGACGAATTGCGGGTGCAAAGGTACAGTTTTTTTTTGAATTAACCAAATTATTCTGGATTATTATGTCAAAACGTGTATATTTTAATACTCCGCAGCGGCTCACGCAGCTCATCGGTGCCAATACTAC